TCCGGCAATGCACCGGAATTACGTTTCATTCTTGAAGCGTATCTACGCCAAGCATAAATGCGACAAAGTTGTCGTAATTGGTGACTTGGTTGACTGGTCAAGCATCAGCTACCACCCGAAGGCACCCTCATTGATGAACAGTGAGAAGGAGTTCAAGGATGCCAAGGCACAGGTTAGGAAGCTCTACCAAGCCTTTCCAAGGGCTACATGGCTCATTGGTAACCATGACAGCCTAACGGAGCGTAAAGCCTCTGATTTAGGGCTTCCCTTGTCCGTATTGAAGGACTACGCAGACCTGTGGGAAGTGCATGGCTGGGAGGTGATACCTCGGTATGGAAACAAGATGATCGATGGTGTGCTTTATCAGCACGGTGACCGAGGAAAGGGTGGTCAGATATCGTCTGCCTTCTTGAACGCACAGAGTGAGCATTGTTCTGTTGTTCAAGGTCACTTCCACGCACAGTTCGGTGTGCTTTACTTTGCCAACTCACGGACCAGATTATTCGGTATGCAGGTGGGTTGTGGGGTCGATCACGAGAAGGAGGCTATGGCCTACGGTAAGAAGTATAACTCCAAGCCAATCCTTGGTTGCGGTGTAGTTATCGATGGCGTTACGGCCATCTGCGAGCCGATGCTTTTATCTGGATCTGACAAGAGTCTGATGCCTTAGTTAACCGTTACACATTGTAACTAACTGATGCTAATTACCGACTTTTTGTTGTTGTTCGGCTACATTCCATAATGTCGTCGTGCATCGACTTTTGTCACGTTCTAGGTGTTCCATTTGTGATACGTTAGCATATATGTTCAGCTTTATTAAACATTTATTCCTTTAGTGCTGGTAGGTCATTCAACCCGGTAGTCCAACCAAGGACATCGACCCAAAACCCTCCACCTTCTGGAGTATTGCTCCAATCAATGTGCCTGATAATGTCGAATTCATGCTTAAACTTTAAGTTCTTGTATTTCTTTTCTAATCTAAGGTTGATTAGTTTCTTTATCTCATCATTCGGAATGCACTCCAATACCTCTTTGTATTCACGGTAATTAGGTTTACCATGCAACATACTTAACATTTCTTCTTCTGTTCTATAAGGTTTCATCGTGATGTATTCTAATCACTTAAACTCGTTGTTCAAGCGTTATCTCATCTTTAGGTTCAGCCTTTAGATCTAGACACAACTCGCCCATCACAGGCTGAATTGTATCTAGAATCATTTACTCATCTTTTCGGACGAACCATTGAGTCTTAGCATACACCCTTCCGGGAACCGTTTGTAGCTTTGGACTGTCGCTGTATTTAAGCATCAAACCAAACGGTCACTACTGACTGATTACCTGTCCCCGCAAAATTCCTTCAAGGGACAGAACCATTTTTTAACTCGGTGAAGTGCGGTCGTTTTAGCGTTCCTCCTCACCATCGATATGTCTGTCAGTTCCCCGTTAAAAAGAAAAAGGCCAGAGACGAGGAATGCAAAACCCGTAACTGACCTTTTGTGGAGCGAACTCCGAAAGTGTTAGACTTGATTGCATTCGCGTCTACATGGGAAAGTGTTACACATTGCGAACGATGTCAAGCAGTTAACTCAAAATAATTATTTTTATTTTTATGAAGATTTTTCTTTGCATAGTATCCACACTGCGATTTACTTCTCCTGTCGCAAGAAAGCGACCTAACCAACATGAACCTAGAACACGCAACACCAGAACTCTTCGCAGCATTAGCGAAGGCACAAAACGCAGTTGAGAACGCCACCAAGGGCAGCGTCAACCCGCACTTCAAGAACCGATACGCAGATCTCGCAGAGGTCTTGAACACAGTCCGACCAGTCTTCAGCGGATTCGGTCTGAGCATCATCCAGAACCCATCATTCGATGGATCGCTGGTATCGGTCACCACAGCACTCTGCCACGAGGGTGGTGGATACATCACAGCCATCGCATCATGCGTCCCAGCCAAGGCTGACGCACAGGGTGTTGGAGCTGCTACCACCTACCTCCGTCGTTACTCTTTGGCATCCGTCACTGGCGTAGCACAGGAGGACGATGACGGTCAGTCGGCAGTTAACCCTGTCAAACCTGCACCTGTGTCCATGGTCAAGGCAGACGACGAGGACATAGCCCTCATTAAAACCCGCATAGATGCCCTTAGCATCGACGAGGAGGCGTTTGCACGTCATCTGAGCATCAAGTCCATCTCTGAGCTTCCAAAGGGCAAGGTGAAGGCAGCACACGCCGCTATCGACGCGAAGCAGCGCAAACTTAATCAGGAGGCAGCACAATGAGCCTCTTCCCCGATTGCACGTTGATCGACTGCGAGCAGAGATCCCCAGAGTGGTTTGAGCATCGCCGCGGTGTCCTCACGGCATCCCAGTTCGGTGACTGGCTCACCAAGTCCGGCAAGGTGGCTGAGAAGGCTAGGCTCACGGCCGCAAGCAAGTGCTTGGCAGAAGCTAAAGGCTTCCCAGACCCATCACCATTCGAATCAGACGACATGAAACGTGGTGTCCAGCTTGAACCATACGCACTTGAGGCGTTCAGCAAGCAGATGGACTTCGCGGTAGATACCATTGGCTTCGCCAAATCATTCCACGGTGCGTTCGGATGCTCTCCTGACGGCATCATGGACAACGGTGAGGGGCTGGAGATCAAATGCCCCCGGATGTCCAAGCTTATCCAGTATATTAAGACTGACGAGCTACCAGACGAATACAAGGCACAGGTCCACGGCTCGATGGCTGTTACCGGTGCCAAGGCATGGTGGTTTGTGGCATTCTCACCAGCGGCACCACTGTTCGTCAAACTCGTTGAGCGTGACCAATACACCGAGGATATGTTTGCCGGGCTAAAGGCATATCACGAATACTACCAAGAACTCTCAGAACTAATCTCAATCCAATAAACATATGAGCGACTACGACAACACCAATAAAGGCTCCCTCTTCAAGAATGACAAGGGAGACAATCCAAAACGTCCTGACTATCAGGGTAAGATCAACATCGACGGGACAGAGTATAAGCTCTCAGCGTGGGTGCAGACCCCTAAGTCCGGCGGTGCCAAGTATATGGCACTCAAAGTAACTGAGGCTACGTCAACAGGCTTTACGCCGAAAACAGTGCCAGACCTCGATACCGAGCGGGACGAAATCCCGTTCTAGCCTAACCCAATGGTGGGGGGAGAAATCCCCCTGCCTATTTTTTTATGGTATACCAATCAAACATGACGGTGCAGTCCGTTGAACTACTAGCAAAGATCATCAAGGCCGTCTGTGCCGAGTTTGATATCACGATTGATGAGATAGCAAAGAACCAGAAGGTCACCCGGTATGCGAGCAAGGAGACGGTCTTCACGTCCTACGCACGGACCATTGCGATGTCATTGCTATCCAAACACTTTAAGCAACAGGAGGTAGCCAACCTCATGAACTGCACGAACCACAGCACGGTCAGTTCCGCGAAACGAAGGGCAGAATTGCTTGTGGATATTAACCCTCTGATCAGTCAGAAATTCGACAACATATTAAGCAAACTTAACTACAAACATGACTAAACAAGAACGTATTAACGAGTGGGAAAAGAAAATTGAACAGATCGCTTCTAATTACAAAAACCTAAGCAAACGATGTGACGCGGCAGATGAAGCAGGGACACTTACTACGGAAGGAAATTTATTTCGCGCAATCTGGTCTGCATTTGAATCTATGCTTAATATGGTCGATCAACACGACTGGATTAGTTGGTATTTATTTGAAAATGATTGCGGTGCGAGGAAAATGGAGGCAGGTTACGATGATGAAATTAGCAAGATTACCACGCCAAGACAACTAGCTAAGTTAATCGTTGAGGGCGAAAACAGAAATGAAATTTAAACTGTTGATAATCATCCCTTATCTTATCTGCTGGGCAATATTAGACTGGCTATCAGATTTAATTTTATCCAATAAAAAACTATGAACGAACAACTAGAACAAAAATCAGTCGAAATCTTAGGATGGCTTGAAAAAGCAATCAAAACAACCGCAGACTTTGGAGCAGAACAAATTCCATTATTTATTCAAGAACTACTGCTTTATAAATTTTGGATTAGCTTAGGAGGTTTTGCCGTTGGAGTGATTATGTTGATTGCCAGCATTTATACACTGCTTAAGTTTATAAAACGGTGTTTAAAAAATAAATTTGACGACAATTTACCGTTCTCCATGTTATGGCTTATTCCACTTGCAATTAGTATCATTGCTATTTGCGAAAATACCGATTGGATTATGATTAAACTCGCTCCACGACTATATTTATTGGAGTATGTCAAAACACTATTTGAAAAATAAAAATATGAACGAACTAATACAAAACGTCCTCCAATGGGGCATAGACAAAAACATCATTGGAGCTAACGGCAAAGGAACTCGCTACGCACAAGTCGACAAGATGTTGGAGGAAGCTGAAGAAACGCATTACGCAGTGAATAAAAACGATCTAATGGAAGTTAAGGATGGCATCGGAGACACAGCAGTCACGCTAATCCTGCTTGCTGATATGTATGGCTGGACGTTAGAGGAGTGCTTACAACACGCCTACAATGTGATTGCAGGACGCACAGGGAAAATGGTTGATGGAGTATTCGTGAAGGATAAGAAGTAATAACCAACCAACCCGAACGAACTATGAAAACAGAACAACAAAGAATCGCCATCGCGGAAGCTTGTGGGTTTATCAATGTCAGAATGTGGGGTGAATCCTGTATTGCCTCCACGGGAATGAATGCGGAGGGTAAATACTGGGGCATTCGAGGAATTCCCGACTACCTCAACGACCTCAACGCGATGCACGAAGCGGAGAAGTTGCTTTATGGAAACCCGAATTTCCCAAAGAAATACACGCAACAAATCAAGAACGCAATCCGCCGAGAAGCTGGAGTAACAAAAGCACAAATGGATTTTGATGTGTGCATTACCGCAACCGCCGCCCAACGCGCCGAAGCATTCCTCCGCACGATTGGTAAATGGACAACCAACCCGAACGAACTATGAACAAACCAACCACGAAAAAAGAATGGGCAGCATACCGCGCGCAATTGACCTGCATTATAGGCAAAAAAGAAATATCTCACGCGGTAGATAATAGGCTATGTCTAGAAAAACCAACCATATCAGCTTTATATCATTTGTTAAATGCCGTCCACGATCTTGCGTTATTAGCATTTGATCCAACCGACATAACAACCAACCCCGAACAAACTATGAACGAATGTAACGACTCAGACCACGGTGCGATAAATGCCGAAAGATCTGAATCAAGAGGCTTGCGTAAAGCGTGGATAGAACTTGACGATAAAAGACAAGAACTCGAACGCGAACTAACCGCCGTCACCGAGCAGCGGGATGGATTGCATGAGTTGCACAACAAGAACGCAGCTAGATCCAAAGAACTTTTAGAGCTTTGTATGACGCTGCGTAAAGAGAAGGACAAATTACTTGAGGAACGCGAACAATGGAGGCTGTCGTCAGTCTTCCGCGAGTTGATCGAGCAGCGGGATAGGCTGGCGGAGGCACTACAAAAACTAGCTGATTGCGATTGGGTAATTAGCTTACCAGACCGCATGGATGCTGTAAGGTCTATCGCCAGAGAAGCACTCCAATCCCTAAACCAATCTCCAAACAATGCGTAGCCCGAAGCGTGGAGGATTCCGAAGCACAGAACAAAACGGAAACCTGTGATGCACTTTGGGCTACGCTCCAATTACAATGAGCTATAAATCATACAAAATAACCTGTTTATGGTCATTGTATCAGACATTATACTGAGATGAAGGTAATGCTCGACACCCAAGAGATCAAGTTTTGCGAATACATCGGAAGGCTTAGGTCTAGCGTGTCCAGAAGTCACAATGTATTTGATGCCAAGGCAGGGAATCAGGACGGTGTGGAGGCAGATATACAGGGGTTTAAAGCGGAGTATGCGTTCGCCAAAAAAGAATAATTTATTCCCCGATTTCGGACTCTCTCCGAGGAGCGGAAGCTACGATGGTGTTACGAGGAATAACAATAGATACGATATAAAATCAACGAGCTACAAGGACGGAAATTTGTTAGCAACTTTGAAGATAAACAACGATGTGGACATCTACATACTAGCTTACGTTAACGATAACGAAGTGGAATTCATAGGCTGGATTGAAAAAGATAAATTCATAAGGAACGAGAATTTAAAAGATCTTGGTCATGGTCCGGCATACTTTTTAAGCAGAGAAAAATTAAATAAGTTTTAATATTACAATACCAAAATGATAGGAAGCCATCACTCAGTTAGATTTATCCAGACTCGAAAAGAGGCACCCAAGATCACCTATGAGGAGTTTGCTGATGTTAAGTGGGCGTGCCATCGCTGGCTGATGAAGAACTCCCCGGAATACTGCCGGGAACAGATCGAATTACCGGCAAGGAAGAAGATGAAACGGTGGAACGACTGCCCGAATTGTCTTACGGACAAAGGGAATGATTTATTATCAAAATAAATATCGACATCTGGATGTGGGTGTGCAATTTTACGTCATCACTCGCTGATGGGTGACCAACCAACCAACAATATGAAAACCACTGACATCGCAGAAATTATTAAAATTGGAAGACTAGTAGCAGAGATAGATGACTATGTTTGCTTTGAGTTACCAGCTCACAATGGCTACTCTATGGTCGCTGGATACATCACAAAAAACGAACCATATTTAGTGAAAGTATTAAAATCAGACCACGATGCTTATTTAAGCCATAATTAACTAACCATATGAACCACGCAGAATTAGCAGGACTATACAAGGGCAAGCTCGAATCACTAAACTACAACCTCGCTGTGTTTGAATTACTCAACGAGGACGAGCATAAGATGAAGGCTTTCCAAATCATCATCGCCAACCTACTCAACGACCAAAAACCAACCAACGAACAACCATGAAAATCGGAATAATCGGACGCGAACCAATGATCACCATGCAGATA